CGAATCAGATAATTTCATTTTAATTAAATGGATTGGCAGCGTCAGCTTTTAATTCTTCTACTTTTGCATCAGTAAAATTAACTTTAGCTTCTATGATNGCTATTTGTTTTGCAAGATCTGATATTTGTTCTTGAATACCTGATAGATCTACAGTCTCATTGACTACGTATTCTTTATCTTCTATCGCAGATAGTCTAGTNTGAAATTCACCCCAGGCATAAAATCCTCCGCCGATTCCAGTTATGGCTGCAAAAAGTGCTGCCGCTGATGTAAGTTTATTGAACATTTTGTGCCTCCATTAGTGCTTTCAATATATAATAGGCTTCGTTAGTTTTGTTCCTAGCTGCGTTCACTTTTTTTGTGTGTTCTATAACTGGATCAACACCTATCATTGCAAGTATCTTAGTCGGATCATTATAAATAGTTTTGTTATAACTTTCAAGGTTGATTTGATCAAAGAAAGCAGGGTTGCCGCCTGGTAATTGTCGGTTGTCTATCATAGCAGCGTTAAGCGCGGTGTAGCTTGATATATCTGGTTGTTGTGCTGTCATTTCTCTACCTAATACTTCACTAACCACATCTAGTGTAGCTGATATTTGTTGTAGTTTATTAGTGACTTGTTCTTTAATGGTTTTTTCTATCTTAGCTACGTCTATTTTTATCTCTGGTTTTTCTTCAACAAGTTCTGTCTCTATATCTTCTTCCACTGTTGGCTCAGGTTCTGGCTTAGTTTCTGTTTCAACTGGCTCCTCGATAGCTTCTTCTTGTTGGGGATTGTCTGGCTCTGGTTTTGGCTCGTTTGCAATAGGCTCTTCGCTACTGGGTTGCTCTTCAATTTCTGTTTCGGGTTCTGGCTCATTAACTGGTTCCTCTTCCATTGCTGTTTCTTGCATTGGTTTTTCTTCAGGTATAAATTCAGGTTCTGGCTCAGGCATAGGCTCTGGCTCTGTTGCAGCCATCATAACAGGTTCTGCTATTTCTTCAATAGGCTGCTCTTCCATAATTTCTGGCTCATTAGTAAACATTTCTACAAAATCATTTGTGTCCATTGGCTCTGTGTCAAACATTTCTACATCTTCCGGCATACCTACATCAAAATATTCATCTGTTGGCATATCCATACTTAAGTCTTGATTAAATACTTCTACATCTTCAAACATTGGCACCATATCTTTTGCGTCCATATCAAAAACTTCAACAGAAAAAGTTTCTATTTCAAGTTCTTCCATATTCATAGTCATATCCATATCAGGCATTTCATATACAGGAGGCATTTCATAATAGTCTATAGTTTCTAGCTCTATCTCTTCTGGCATATACATAACTGTTTCTGGAATGTAATAATCTATTTCATCAGGCATAAAAATTTCTTCTGGTTTAAACAGTTCAAAGTTTTCTATCATATCTTCAACTGCATCTATTTCTTCTTGGCCCGGACAAGTTGGTGGGTTTTTTTCATAACAGTATTCTATTGTGGTAACACTAGTTTGAGATAATGTTTGATAGTCAATAGTTAAAGAAGGTGAACGCAAATCTACTCCTACATGACCTCCATTGTAAGTAGCTGATCCTTGTATATCAAAACTAAATCCTGCGGTGATATTACCATGAGTTAAGTTTTCATTAGGTGCTACAATTAATGTGTTGGCATATGGATTAAATTGATAGTTGTGATTAGTAGTATCTTCAAAAACTGTGCTTTGTTTTGTAGCATTACCTAAATTGTCTACCGCTGTTTGGTACATGGTAAAAGTTGATGCTTGATTATTCCACCAACGTGCCTGTACACCAAAGTTAGAAGTAAAACCTTGTTGGATTTCTGCTTCGGTCATTAGATCTGTGCTGCTTACAGTAGTTTCTAAATACTTTTGATGTTTACCAGTGACAAATATATTTTCAGATATGTCTGAGCTATCGGGAAACTGTGTACCAGTCCAGCTACCATCATTCCAAGTGTGTGAAATTAAATTATTAGTAGTTGTAACAGTACCCGTTGTATAAGTAATAGTGGTACTGGTGTCGCCGGGGTTGGGTGTGTCTATTACTACTACGGTGTCGGCGTTACTGTGTACAACGCTGACTACCATCATCACAGTTAAAATTAACAATCTGTTTATCATTTTCTTCTGCCTCTAGTTCTGCTTGTTTCTTATCATCTACACCTGTTGTGTATTTAAGGTTTTTTGTGTACTCTTCAAAGTCGGGTCTGAGTTCTGGATATTGTTTCCAATACTCTTCAGCTTGAGCTCCTATCAAACCATAGGCAGGACAACTCGTACCCGCATGTGCCATCGCCTCGAACACCATCGGTGACTGGCAAAGTAGAGCGATCGATGCTACCCGCATATTCATGTCATAAAGAGCCTTAGATAATTTTAAACGCTCACAGTTTATATCTCTCTTATGTGTACCAATACTTGCAGATAAAGAAAAACTAGAAGCGCCAACGCCAATACCAATAGTGCAAATGTCTTGTGACATATTGCTGAGTGCTGGTGCATTAGCAGAGTTTACTGTTCTAGTATCACCAGTGTAAGAATTATTGTTGTTAGTGGTGTCGTTGTTAGTAGTTGTGTTGGACGAAGACCCAGTGGCAAATGTTGTGCTAGCCTCTGAGTGATAGCCGCCTGTAATTGCAGTGTTTGTTGCTGATGATCCCGTGGTGGATTGTGTATTAGTTGTTGATCCTGCTCCGGTAACGTCTGCCATTGCTTGATCAAATACTGCACCTGCTGTCCATAATAATAAACATGATGCAAATAAAACTATAATTAATTTTTTCATAACTGTCCCTGTTATTCAGAATTATTTACTCTTTAACAATCTTGTCACAATGTTTAACACCTGTTTGATCTGTTGTCATCATACATTTTTCTAAAGTACACGTGTATTGTACTTGATTACCAGAGTTACGCTCAGCTAAACGTTTGGCTGAAAGGCACGTACTGATATTATCCTGATGATACCAACCTTCTATATTTTTATTACCGCCATCATAGACATATAAACTAAGTATAATAACTGTTTCAATGAGTCCCATTTTTTCGTTCCTCTAAATCTATAATACGATCTTCATGAAACTGTATAATCATTTCGTTCTTTAATATTAATGGTACTTCCGCTTCCATTTGTTCTTTAAGTTTTTCTGTACTCTCGGCAAGGTATTCCACCAACATGTAGAGCTCTTGGACTTGTGGACTGACCATGTCGCCTTTGGGGACCCCGTCAATAAAAGCATTAGCAGCTTCTAGGTCTTTCTCCATTAATTGTAGCGTTGTTTCTATAGAGTTAAGTCTTTCAACAATAGTAAAGTAACTCATGGTACCTACGGCAACTGCAGCTAGTATAGCTAAAAGATTTCTTGCAGGTAGAGATATCTGTGTAGAGTCAGATATCTTCACACTTCTTCTCCGTACCTATTTTCACAAAACAACTCAAATGATTTTAGAGCATCACCATAGTCTTTTATGTGTTGCTCAAGCAAAGTCATTTTTTCATTATGAATAAATTTGTGACAACTCCAATCATCGTGAAACTGCTTTAATTTGTATTCTCGTTCCACCACAGCATCAGTACTATGGAACATCAGCATTATGGTTATTACCCAATACATTATTTTTTCTTCATAATGTCTGCTGTTTTAAGTCCATATATTGATGCAACAACACCGATAAAAATTGACTGGTACCAAAAAGGCAAACTGCCAAACTTTTCAAAAAATAAATCTAGCTTCATTTGTATGTCAGGGTCTCCTGAAAAAACACTCCAAATTAATAGGAGCACAGGCGCTGATACTAAAATAAGAACAAACTCATCTTTATATCCTTGATCATTCGATTGTCTAATTTGTGCCTGATATTCTACTTCTCCCGTTGCCATCTTCTGCGCATGTAAAAGTTCTGCATCTGACATGAGTATCTTTGCTTTTTGTCTATTAGCGAATACTGATGCTCCTGTTTTTAATATTGTAGGCAACATTGATAGTAGTGGTCCCATTAAGCTATTCCTCTTATCATTTCAGACAAACCATAAGCTCTATTGGGCGTTTGTTTAGCCCATCTAGAATCTATCATTTCATCTGCGGCTTTGTTATAATCTTGATCTTTTAGTCCTTGTATAAAGTTCACAAACTTTTTTAGTCTAGGTAAACCAAGTTGAAACGCCATTTCTATTAACACTGATTCCACTACTTCGTGAAAAGGTATGTCTTCGTCTTCTAGTAAATCGTGCGCATTATCAAAAGCTGTTTTATAGTCATCTTCAAAGACACCTTCTAACTCTTCAGGAGAATAAATTTCTCCAACTGTAAAACCATCTTTAGCCGTAACTAAATGGCCGTAGCCTACTGTTTTATAACCGAGAGTATCCTCGTAAACAGTAGGACTAAAACCTTCATGTTCTTTAATGCGTGATCTAGTGTTCATTATGCAATAATAAACACAACGATAACTACGATACCTACTGCTATAATAGCCTTAGACTTTTTGCTAAGACCTTTATACCAGTTTTTTATCATATTTAATTTATCCATATTATTCTCCTCTGGTTAATAATTATTAAAGTACGCTCTACCCGGAACAGCACTAAAACTAGCACGATCCCTGTCTTCTTGACGAGCTCGTTCAAACTCCTCATCGTATACTGTTTTTAATATTTGTATACGGTCGGGTGCTTTTTTCATAGCTATGTAATAAGCTAAACCTGCCACTAAACAGGGCAAAAATCTAAAAGAAACATTAGGATCATCACTTGGTAAATCAATGTCATCAATTCTTTTTAAAAAATAATATCTTACAGTGTAGGTAGATAAATCAGGGGTTGGATACAAGAATAAAGTAGGTGTAGTAGTTCTTTCAAAATAGAATTGCGCTGGTTTACCTTCACTACTTTTGTTAGGCAATAAATGATAATCAGATCTACTTATTCTAGTTAAACTTTGATCAATATTATTAGAGTCACGTAAAGACACTTCTAAAACATCTATAATGTTAGTCGCTAAAGAATAATCATTATCGCTAGCAGTAGTGGACTGTGTACCAAGAGTAACTGTCCATAGATTTAAACCACGATTTGCCCATTCAGCAAACAATAAATTCATGCTACGCACAGCAGTACGTAAATCTTTTCCTGTTACTTCTTGTAAACCACAACGTTCGTAGGCTTCTTGTATGACTTCCGCTGCGTCTATATTAAAATCAGTAGATCCTGATACAGCCATTAATTGCTCCTATTAAACCGTTTTAATAAATTCTGCTACTATTGTGTACATATTACCAGCGTCAGCTGCCGCCGCTACAACAAAATTAATGTCTCCGTTGGTATTAGCGTCAGTGCTTGGTGGACACCCACCAAATTCTCTAAAGTCCCAGTATCCTGTCCCTGTTAAACCAAGTAAAGGTCTGTCACCATCTGAATCTTCAAAATCTAAACGTCCAAATGCATCAAAGCCGTTGCCGTTACTGCATGAAAACCATATTCTTTGTAAAGCGCCTTTGGTAGCAACACCGTTAGCTGTTCTTGCTGAAGAATCAAAAAGCACTGTTGTGCTGCCGTCTCCGTCTGATTCAACAACTAATTTTAATGTTACTCGTTTGTCGTTTTCTTGTAGGACCTCTGGTCCTGTTACTGTATCTGCCATTTGTTTCCCTCCTTAATTAAGAAACATGTGGGGCCGAA